TAATTTCTCGTGCACGATCTGGACGCCTTCCTGCAGTTCCGACCTCATCGCTGCCGTGGGCGCTTTGCCGTGATTGGCCTCGTAGATTTTGATCACGTATTGCATGGCGTTATTGAGCCTGGCGAGGCCCTTGTTGTCTGTGTCGTCCGGGATCGCTTTCTCTGCAGATTTCACGGCGGAGATGATAGTGCCCTCGTATTTTGCCCATTTCGGTTTCGCTGCGTAGAGCCGATTGAGCCCGTAGATGAGGATCGCACCAAGCGTTGCGATCACGATAGGCTTATTCAGGATGTCCATGATTGATTCAAAATTCATCGTTTAGTCTCTGTAGGAAAAATTAAGCGTCATGCGACCACCCGTTCGTGCGCTTTAATTGCCGCCAGCAATGTCAGAGGCAAAGTCATTCCAGAATACTCGCCTTTGGCCATTGCGCCAAGGGCCCCGGCCTCCACTGCCAGTTTGAAATCAGCGAACTCACCCACACCTGAATGCACGACAATCGGAGCACAGAACTGGACCAACTCCTCGACGCATACCGGGCCACGCCCATCAGGTAATCCAAGATCGAGCAGTATCACGTCCGGGAGTTCATTCATCAAAAATTCTTTGGCGTCAGATAGTCGCTTGGCCCGGAATATCTCGAACACCACTCCGGATATTTTATTCACAGACAGGCCGACGTATTCTGCATCGTCGTCGTCATCCTCAACCAACAAAACGGAGTAAGACGTTTTCCTGAAATGGTTGAATAGCTCCGTCTTTAGATCGGCAGTTTGCGCCTCGAATTGATCCGTCTCGTGGCGGAGCGTTACGGCCCTAGCAGTCATTTTGAAATCCCCCTCAGTATTCGCTGGAACTCGGCCTGTTCCTTTGGTAACAGGTTCAGCCTCTCGCTGGTTATGATCGGGACGATAAACGCCATGACCTCTTTGCGCTCCTCGTTTGCTGCTGCCGTCCGCTTGATCTCCATCTCCAACGAGGCATCGCACTCTGTTTTCGCCTTCGCTATGGCGTCCCGCAGTCGCTGGTTCTCTTCCGCCAGAAGGTCTTCGCTCCGACTCTTTTTGTTTGAGTGTCGCCAGATTGCCGCTATCCCCACCGACAAGGAGGTTACTGCACCAATCAATGATGTGTGTAATGCGTCCAACTCCATTGTGCTCAGTCGCGTCTTTCATTCTGATTCATTTCTCTAAGTCCTCGTCAGGTATGCCACGGCTCGGTTCCACCCGGCCGCCTATAGTATTGCCATCTTTACTTGCGAAGAAAAACCTTGAGCGCGTCCACGCTCTCTTTTCGTTTCGGTCGCTCACGCATGAACGGCGACGGGAAATGCGAAGGATTAAACCGTCTGCCCTTCGGTGCGTTAGCGTTCGCGAACAGTGTCATCTGTGCGGCGGTGTGTATCCAGTCAGTATTTAACTTCCCGTCAGACATCCAGATTAGTTCTCGGAGTGTGAAAGGGCCCGGATCGATTCCAATGATTCCAGCCCGCTCGTAGATAATTCTCTCGATATCGATTGCTCCAGGTCTCCGATCTTCGCGTCCATGTGCCCGATCGCTTGAGATATCAGATTCAGATTCGCCGTCAGCATCCGGGCCGTGTCCTTTCGGCCCCGCTTCTGGAAAAAATCAATGAGCGCCCCCCAGAACGCTTCGATCGCTGCCCCGACAACCTCGCCCTCAAATAAGGATGCGAGGTCATCGTCAGAGATGCCTCGGCTCTCCTTCTCGGTGTAGAGCAGTGCGAATATGACCTCGCAGAGCAGCAGCTCGTCCAGCGATAGTTGGCTAAATAGTGGCGTCTCGGGGTCGTCATCTGTCGGGCGATCTATCGCTAGCAGGTTGACGCCTGTGGCGGCTTTCACGCGCTGGATTGATCTTACATCAATCCTCAGCGTCCACGCCTGCCCGCTGTTGTCCTGGAATGATTTCATCGGCGTTTTGCTCCTTCTCTTCAATTAGTGAACACAGAAACAACACGTCCTGTGAGTGTATGTTCGTATACGTACCGGAGCGGATAGCCCCGGCACGTATATCTTCGAATCGCTGTCTTTCTTCGGCTGTCATTAGACTGTCAGCCAGGCGGGGTTAGCGTTGGCGTTCGGTGTAGGACGAATCGAGACGTCTGCGGTGACGATATCTTCGAGCCCCTCGTTACGGGTGAACGAAAGAACAATCATCGTAGCGCGAAGGCCCTGAGAGCCGGACGTGGCGATCGCACCGTCCATCGATGCGATTTCGATCTCTGTGCCATTCAAGAACGCGTCTCGAATGTTCGAGAATCCAGCAGCAGAAGTGTCCCAATCAATCTGAAACGAAATCGATGCCGACTTCAGCCCCTGGATCGATTCAGACCACCCGGAAGCGGAGCGATTCGCTACAGTGATATCGGTCGCCTCGACACTGAGCGTGACATCCTTCACGTTTGCGATCAGCGTCCATGACGGTGACCCGTACGTGCCGGCGTTGTAATAGAGCTTGCAATCGAGACCGCGTTTGTCTGCAGCCATGTTAATGTCTCCTTTGTATTAGTTGCTGATTAAATCTTTCCAAATTCCTGGCAATTGCGGCACGGTAGCGTCGAACGCCGGACCCATGTATGGACGTGCCGGATAGACTGCTCCGTTACGTGTGCCCCCGAACTCGTGCAGGTATCCGATCTCGTGCATGTCTGTGAATCTTGGGCCGATTACTACATCGAGAGCGTGCAGATTTACGTCGAACCAGATCGCGTTCCTGAGATTCCCTGTCTGCGAACTCGGCGGGGTGCCCGGCTGCGATTTTGCCTTCTGTTTCTTGATGCTCCGACGTGCAATAGTTCGCAGCAGTCCGCCTGCCCGGAATAGATATCTCCGCTCGGCCTTGCTCACGGCCTTTAATAGTTTTGATGGGTCGAACTTTATTCTGACTCGGTTCTTCATCGGACCTGCTCGTAAGTTGCTGTTACGCTCGCTGCGAATTGGTTTCGCTCCCGGATATCGACAAGCGAGAACGGGATCACTTCGACGGCCAAGCACATGACCGTCGGCGATGCTAATCTTGTTGCGAGCAGCAGATCCGAGATCTCCTCCACAAACAATGACAGCGCGTCTAGCGTGGCGTTGGCGTCGGTGTCTGTTCGTTTCTGCACAATCACGCGCACCGTATAGGACTCGATATCTGTCGTTCTTGTCTGGATCTCCTTCGTCATCTCGACCGGCATGACGTCGACGGTGAGCGAGTCGGAGTCTTTCAGGTCGCGTGTAGCCACATACGATCGCACTGCCGTAATCGTCTGCGAGAACGATGCGGCATTGAGCGCGGTCACGACTGCGTCAGCAATAGTTATCAGCTGCGAACTCATGCGACGTTGATTAGTTTAGTGTGGACTCGGAACGCCTTGTGATACGGGTCTGCATCCTCGAACGGTGGCCGGCCCTCCTCCTCTAGAACTGCGTACGTGTAAACGACGCTGCCCCTTGTCTCGTCTATCTCGTCGCCTTTTGCGGGTGACGTGGCGGACCCGGACAGGACTAGGTCCGCCTGGTGAATAATGAAATCCTTCGCCGTCTCGGAGACGACATTGAAATCATCCTCGTTATCAAAGATCGTGCGGCCGATAACAGCGGAGACAGAGACTGTCGCTGCCGCTCGACGGTAGAGCACTGTCACCGAGTTGTGAGACTTGAGTTGATCGTGCAAATAATCGATTGCGGTTTTTAATAACTCAGCCATTTACAACTCGGTGATAGTGCGAGCGACCCCAGCCGGGCAGAAGGAGCAATTCCTACCCGGCCGAGGTGCTCACGGATTTATTAAGCGTCGTTCGGATCTTCAGACTGCGTGAGCCTGGTTCTAATCAAAATGTCGCCCGATGCTTTTGCGGCAACGGTCTTGCCCAGGTATTTGTTCCCGGACGCGGTCGTGACCACAAGGTCGTTCGTGTCGTCCCAGTAGACATCGGCACCGGTAGAAACTGTGCCGGCCGTGGCAATCCCGAAGTCGTATGTGCCTGAGAGGTGCAACGCTCCAAGAGCGCCAACGGCGATGGCTCGACGCGCAACGCCGATCATGTCGCCAGCGACGACAACGTCTTCGGCAGAGATTGCCGTCACCGCTGTGTAGTCGATGGTGTCTGCACCACTGTCTTTAATCAATTTTGCGGGCATTTGTTCTTCTCCTGTTTTGGGTTGAAAGTTGTTA